TCGGTCCCACTCCTTGAGCAGGTCCAGGTCGAAGGTGCCATGGATTGCATCGAGAGCTTCTTTGACGGGCAGCTTTTCAAGGCCGCCTTTGGCAACGCCAGCTTCTTCGATGACCTCAACATCGTCCTGCACTTTGAGTGCGCCGAGAGCGAGAAGGTCGCCTACAAGGGGCATGCCCTTGATCTTCTCCCAGTCAGCAGGGTCAACGTCACGGTTGACCCCGGACTTCAGCTGGAGGCGTTGTGAGCCCCCAGCCTTTTCTCCGATGATGGTGAAGCCAAGAGTGACTTCTTTATCCCGAGGAGGATTTTCCAGTTGAGGGGTGTAAGTGATAATCATTTTCTGCAGAAGATGTTGTTATCAGGCCTTCTCGACGTACAGGACGCTCTTGGGGTAGTACAGAGCGACACCGCCGATGCGGGCGTGTGCGGCAACGGTGAACTCCAGGTTGGAGCGGACCGGGGGCAGGAATTCCAGGGTGCGGGGCAGGTGCAGCTGGACCTTCTCGGGAGAGCGGTCGTAGCAGATGATCCGGTCCTTAGCCAGGTCGGACTTAGCAGCCTCCAGCTCGTTGATCGGCTCGATGGAGCGGATGAACGGGTTGGTACGCAGGAAGAACTCCAGAACCGTGGTGTCGCTGGTGGTGGAGCGAGCGGTGGTGGAGATGATGCGATACACGTCGTAGGGGACGAGCATCGTGTTCGGGGTCTCCTTCATGTTGGAGCCCTGGACAATGCTGGTGGGAGCCTCGTTCAGGATCTCCAGCATTTCGTCGGTGGTGATGGTTGCGTCATCGAACCACTTGTTAGGAACGGTCTTATCAACGTTGGCGTTGTTGAAGAAGCCATCCATGGAGACGCCAGCGTCACCGAAGAAGGCGACGTCCTGGACTTTCTCCTCGTAAGCACGGCGCACAGCGTTGGCGCGGCGTTGCTCCAGGTTCATGCCGGGCACCATGGCGGCGGCACGGGTTTCCTGGATCGAATAGCCGAAGGAGGCACCCAGGCTGCGAACCTGATGGGTGACTTCCTTCCGCAGCACGTCAGCGCGGGGCAGATCGCTGGCCTTGTCGGCGATCAGCTTCATCTGACCCTGTGCATCGAAGATGCGGTAGGTGAAGCTATCTGCACCAGGACCCACTTCGGTGCTGATGGGCAGCACAGAGGAGTATTTGATATCGCTGTACTGGACCTCGAAAGTCCTTGCCAGCACTTGCTCTAGCTCGCGGGCCAAAAAGAGGCCTACGTCGTCGTTGCGAATTTCAGACATTGGTGTTGTCTCCTATCAAGTGTCAGCGGAAACGGTGAGAGTCGGGATGTCGATCTCCAGGAGAGCAATGTTTCCAGCGGAAGCAGCACTCAGCCAGCGAGCGCCAGCAGTCACTTCAAAGGTCTTACCGGCTTCAGCGGTCTTACCGAAGCGGCCTTTGTAGCCCTTGTTGGAGGAAGCAGATGCGGAGTCGGTGTGGAACAGGCGAACAGCGTCACCCAGTGCCACAGCGTGCACGGCATACACCCAGATCACGCCCTTGCTGAGGACGTTCACCATTTGCTTCTCGGGGTAGCCAATGCGGCCATCCGAGGTCTTGTTGGTGGGGGTGGGCTCGTAGGAGCCGGAGACGTTCTCGAAGACATTGCTGTCAGCAGCGATGCCCAGAACGGCAGTGGCAGATGCACCGGCAGGGAGCTTGGCACCCAGACCGGAAGTTGCAGAGCTGTCGTTGATCACAGCGTGGCCGTAAGGGATAACGGCGCTGGACTCGTTGGTGTAGGACCGGGAGACGTAAGCCTGCAGGTCAGCGATCAGACCTTCGTGGCCAGCAGTCAGTTCCAGGGGATAGCTGGACTGAGCACCACTCGGGTTGGACACGTTCGTGTCGGTAAAAGAAATAGCCATTACTTAGTGCTCCTATCAGACGTGAGCAGTGAGATTGGACTTCCAACCGTTCAGCAGTTGCTCGCGGTAGGAGTCAGCGCTGTCGGCTTTTTCGGTACCAGAGATGGCAGCGACCGCAGCACGAACTTCGGCAACGTTGGAACCGTCTTCCTCAGGTTGGAATTCGGAATCCTCGTGAACCTCAGACTCGTCCTCTTCGACGTCTTCCATAGCGGCAAGAACACCGTCCAGCACACCGAGGAGATAGTCGTTGGTTGCGTCTTCGCGAGGAGCCTTCTCAAAGACGTTTTCGTAAGCGAGGCTCATGATGCCGCGCTCGTCCTCGCCATCAAATTTGTACTCCTCCGGAAGGATGGGAGCAAACTTGTCGAGGGTTGCGAGGCGGGCGTTAACGGCCTCATTGATTTCTGCAGCGTCATCGCGCTTCTCTGCAGTTTCAGCAGAGTCGGCGATTTGCTTTTCGAGTTCTTCGATACGCTCCAGAGCCGCGTCAAGACGGCCAAGAGTTTCTTCGTTCTCGGTAACTACGGCTTGAATCTGCTCTTCCTGAGAATCCAGCTTGCTCTGGAGGTCAGCCTTGGCACGCTCAGCCTCCTTAGCGAAGGATTGGACCGCGCCAGCAGTTTCTGCGGGAAGTTCAAGATCCAGGCCGTCGAGGGTGATTCGTGCCATGGAAATAACGGGCGAATTCGACGGGTTTTCATCCCACGCAATCGCATCATTGCGATCACATGAGTCGAGGATTAGGCGAACGTCACGACCGGCACGACCCTTAGGCACAACAGCGATATGGTTAACGCGGATGTTTCTTTGGATGCCGTCGTAACTTTCTCCTTGTGGTGTGACACCAGGGGTTGGATCAAAGTCAACGCGGTAACCCGCACTCACTTCTTGTGCATCACCTCGCTGAATACGCTCAATAGCGTCCTTATCAGTAATAAGGAGCGCTACTTCTACGAATCCATCGTTAAATCGGACAGCAGAACCTGCATGACCGACCTGATGCAACTTGGTGTTCCCGGAATCCAGCAAGACAGGCGGATGGCCCATCGTGACTGCTTTCATACCGAAGGAAGCTAGAGACTCAGGCTTCGCTACTTCTTCTTCGGGGCGATATTCACGCACTTGTGCGCCATCACCTCTGGTGTAGAGCTGGGTACCCACACGGGCAGCCTTACACCAGACCCTTAAATAACCTTCGTCTGTTGATTCAGACTTAGTTACTTGGCCGTAATCGTAGCGAGATACAGTCTCCATACCCTGATACTAACTAAGTTTAACCTGATTAGTATCAACAACTGCGTGCACCTTATTTATGAGGTAAGGAGCCCAGTTGAAGGAGTCAAAACGTTTCCTGTGATTCTTTTCTGGTGGGTGCCAAATGACTGACATAGTCCCGACCTTCTCTAGAGGGACCATATAAATATGGCCGTACTCCAGAGAAACGACGCCGAAATAGTCAATCTCATCGGGGGTGTAGCGCCTGTTGCCTCCTGGACAACTAGTACGAGTCTCTGCTTTGTAATAGTTGCCTTTCGACGCCTTATGCAAAGTTTTGACGTTTACACGCACCAATTGCCCGTTCCACTCCACGACGTAATCGACGCGGTGTAGATCGTGCTTTGGTGCCGCGATAAAAATGCCCTGCTCAAGGAAATAGCCCTCAAACAGGTGTTCACCCTTCGCACCCCTATGAGAAGCACTCGTGCTGATGCAGGTCAAATAACTGAATCAGTTAGACCTAGTTAGCAGATATTTAGGGGCCAGGAGTCAGTAGCCCTTCTTCTTATATGCGTCCATGATCTTGGCCATCCGATCACGAACACTCTTGGTCTTGGGCGTGCCGTCTTTGTAAAAAGAACCCAAGCGATAACTGCCCAGGGGTCGCTTGCTCTTCTTATTCATGAAACCTGGCTCGTACTTACGTCGTGCTTTGAGGATCGCAGCCTTATGACGGCGTTTGCCTTTAGATAGCGCAGCTTTCACTGCCACGTTGTGACGGCGTTTGCCTTTAATGACAGCAGCCTTGTGTCGGCGCATTCCTGCTGCCGTTGCCCGTTCAGCTCTCAGGCTGAGGGTGGGCGTCATCTTGATTGTGGCGACTGTGCCTGGCTTGCGGCGTTTCAATGCAGCTGCTCCACCAGCAATGACCCCAGCGGCAGCGACTGCTTTGACAGCAGTGCCAGCGCCGGAGCCTTTGGAGCACTTAGCGGTGTTCGGGATATAAGAAGCACCGCACTTCTTGTCAGTGCGTGATGCGGTCATCAGCGGCGAGGACGAGTGCGACCTGGGGGAGAGGTGATGCTATGGAGAGCGCCCAGGTACAGACCTGCAGCAGCAACATTGCGGACATTGCGATTAAACAATTCGCGCTTAGCAGCTTTCTGGAGAGTGCGACCTTCGAGACTCTTGTTACCTTTATTAGCCTTGATCGCGGCTTTCAGAGTTTCTCGCTTTTCACCTTTGAAGCGTTCCTTTGCGATCTTGCGAATCGCCTGAGCTTTCTGCATCTCAGTGTACTTGGCCTGAGCTTGTTGCTTTGCTTGCTCAGCAGTAGGCCGGACATTCCGCCCTTTATTTACCTCGCGCTCCTTAGCAAGCGCACGTTTCTTCAGCGACTCTGGGGAGGCTTTAGCAGTACCTCGGCCCTTATTACACTTAGCTGCTTCAGGAATGTAGGAATTACCGCAGGGCTTGTCGGAACGCTCGGCGTCGTTGATCAGAATGCCGTTGAACTCCTCAGCAACGGAGTCCTTGCTGTAACCACAGCCGTCAGCGTAAGGACCCTTGCGGCCCATATCTGCTTTGCCACAGCGACAAGGCTTTTTGCCTCCATCGCACTTCTTGCATCCATCCTTGTCGTAGTAACCAGCAGGATTGCCCTTGGGATCCTGACGCTTTACGCCTTTCTTTTTCTTAGCAGTCTTAGCTGCATCCTTGAAATCCTGTGCGGAAGGAGCACCCTCCTCACCAGGCTTACGCATCTTCTCACCGCGCTTGCGTTTAGCGTGAATGTTGGCGTACAAGCCAGGCTTTTTACTCATGTCTCCCTCGTTGGAGTAGGACCGAAAGTTTCAAACGAGGCGGGACCGTAACTCAAGTTCACGCCTTTAGATCTAGCGTAACTAAGAACTTCTTCTCGGTGCTTTTTTCTCATCCGGTCATACTCTGGATCGATGTCAAATACATCGTCAGAGTAAGGAGCGAGATAACAACGGCAGCGAGGATGACGGGGTACAACAATTGCATTTCTCTTGAAGACATTTCCCGCCTGCGACGTACAGACCTCACAGGTTCTGTCATCTGAAGTGGCGAAGTACATCACCAGTTCTATCCCATTCTGTGCGTAGTAATTACGGGAAGCCTCGTTGTGAGCCCTGAGTGATTCCGTTCTTACAATGACTTCAGCGCGTGATTTCGTGACCTTCAGTCTGCGCTTTAGATCCTTAGTGATCAGCTCAGTTGGACGTCCCTCAGCGATTCCTTGCGCTAAGACTTCCGCAGCGGTTGTTGAAAATGTACGTCCATGCTTTTCTAGGTATCCTCTCGCTTGTCGGGCTGCTGCTGTCACTGCTTCTAGTGGGACGGATACAGAGACTCGAGAATCTGTTACAGACTCAGATAGCTGTGCAGCTAGATCTAGGCCAAAAGTTGTTGACCGAGATAACAGGCGTCGAAACGCAAGTAAGTATTCGTCTGAATGATCAGGGCGCAGAGGAGGAATCAGCTCCAAAACCCGAGCGTTTCTCTCTGCAGTCTGAAACTGACCGCTTCGTAACTGAGCGTAGGTACGGCGAAGAAGTCGATTGAATGCTTTGTCGAGAGACTTATTGACGATCTCAATCGTCTGAGTCTCTTGGTTCTTCAAGGCCGTGTTGTAAGCCTCGATCAGATCTTCCATCTTCGTTGAGCTTACGGTCTACTTTGAGGGCCTTCTTTAGCAACTTCTGTGCTTGCTTTCTCGTAGTGCAGACATCTGCTGCTGAGAGAATCTTTGCGAGCTTGCGAAGTTGCTTGGCCCTGTTCATGGTTAGCTGCGGCGTGATCGTTTACCGGAGCATTTCCACTTAGCCCTCGACAGGCAGAGGGGAGTGTTCCGATCCTTTCCTGAGCAGTCTTTGCCGTGAGATTTCATGTCTCCGAAACTGCGAGCGCAGTAACGGTCTCCTTTGTTGGTACCAGGGGCAATGCTGTAACCCTTGGCTCCGTATTTGACGGTGCGCTTTCGACCCGTCTTGGGGTCGGTCACCGTCTTACTGAACTTTTTTCCTTCTGCATCCGCAGCCTCCGCATCACGGAACAGACGCTTGTGCTTCACGGGATAGATGCGATCAGCCTCGCTGTAGAAAGGCTTCTGCTCTGAAGTGAAACTGCGCTTGCCCTGGGCTCCGTACTTGCCGGTGCCCTTAGCCCGCATCTTCTTGAGCTGTTCCTTTTGATAGGAGGTCAGCCCGGTCCTGCGGAATTTGCTGCGGATCTTGGTCCGGTTCTTCAGAGCAGCTGCACCGCCTACAACCAGAGCAGCGCCTGCTGCTGCCTTGGCGATCGTGCGTGCGGTGTTCTTCTTTGTGCACTTAGCGTTGTCCGGGATACCAGAGTTCCCGCACTTCTTGTCCTCACGCTCGGCTGAGTCAAAGGAATCTCTTTTTAAACCAAATCTCTCTTGCCAAGAACGTGGATCTGCTGGTGCTCCAGGCCGTCCTTGAGATCGAATAAAGGATGAAATTTGCCGACGCCCAGCACGGAAGCCGCTGGTCGAGGTCTTCATGCTTTCCGCGATCGTGTTCTTAATCGGGTTGGACGCACTTTGCAGACCGTCTTTCAGTTTGGAGGACTTCCAAATGTTGCTGCTGA